TCTTCGCCGCGACCTGGGTCTCTCATAACATCTACATCCAGCTCGGCATGTCGGTAGTGACCGGCCTTCTTGCTGCTGCGGCGATCGTCGCCCGCATCTTCTTCCAGCAGAAAATCTCAGGAGACTTGAATGGCAAACCGCCTGCAGAAGGGTAGTGCCGCCGCGGCCATGGCCGTTGCGCTCGTCGGCAGTTTCGAGGGGATGCGCCAGAATGCCTATCCCGATCCGGCTACGCAGGGCCAGCCGTGGACGATCTGCTACGGCAGCACCAACGGTGTGAAGCCGGGGGACCGCAAGACGGTGGAGCAGTGCAAGGCGCTGCTGTCGCTGGAGCTGCAGACCTACGCGGCCGGCATCGAGCAGTGCGTCAAGGTTCCACTGCCGGATGCGCGCTTCGTCGCCCTGACCTCGTTCAGCTACAACGTGGGAATCAAAGCCGCGTGTGGATCCAGCGCCGTCAAGCTCATCAACCAGGGCAAAACTGCCGAGGGTTGCGAGGCGCTTTTGAAGTGGAATCGCGCTGCCGGCATCGTCTTTCCCGGATTGACCCGGCGCCGGCAGAAAGAGCGCCAATTCTGCCTTGAGGGCATCTGATGTTCGGCTTGTCAAAACCGATCGCGATCGGCTTGGCCGCGCTAGCGCTCCTGCTGGTCATCTCGGGCCTCATCTATGGCTCGATCCGGGAAATTCGTTCGATGGTCGACGACGCTACGGCAAATGCCAAAGCGCTCGCCGATCAGACATGGACGGCGAAGATCGAGAGGGCCAACGCCGAAGCCAACCAGAAGATCGCCGACCAAGCCAAGGCGGTGATCGAGATCCAGGCGGACGCGGCCGATCGCGTCAACGCCGCTTCCCAGCAGCTCGAAGAATTGAGGAAACGCAATGCGCATCTTCCTGATGGCAGCGCTATCGGCCTTTCCCGTGGTCGTGTCGGCCTGCTTCGTGATTAACCCGAAGCCGGAACCGATTGTCATCACAAGACCGTGACAGTGGTTCTGCCGCCGGAATGCCGAAAGGTGACACCGGCGCTCTCGCCGAAGCCGGATCGGGACATGGCGCAAGAAGAAATCTTGAACGGATAGTCGGCCGATCGGACCGCCCGCAACATTGGCGAATACCGTCGCCCTGCCTGCGTGGCGGCCGTCGACGCGGCGAAGTAGCAGGACCTCTGATCGATGACATCCAACGACGATATACTCCGAGCCCTCGGCCGGGTCGAAGGCAGATTAACGGGCATAGAAGAAAGCGTTTCCCTCATTCTAGAGGATCTCGGCGACGAGAAGGACAATGCTCGCGAAAGCCGAGCGGTGATCCATGGTCGCCTCGATGAGAGGCAGCAGATCCACCTACTGGATAAGGTGGTCGAGATCAGCAGCGGCGTAGATGCCACTCTGCGCGAGGAGATCAAAAGCATCAAGGAGACCGTCGAGAAGAACCACGAAGCGGTCGCCCCCACTCTCGAGGAGTGGAAGAAAATGAAAACCCTCGGCTACGGCATATCAGGGCTCATTGCCTTCGCCGGCTTGACGATCGGCGGGATGATTGCCTATGCCAGCGACGGCGCTGTTGCCTGGGTCAGGCATTGGCTTAAGATTAATTGAAGCATTGCAGTGCCAAAAGAAGGCCCCGCTTTTAGAAGCGGAGCTAAGTCCTAGGTTGAGTGGATCGCGCATCGAAATGTTGGACGGCAGCCTTTAACAAATCTCCGCACGGCCCGAACGCTATACTATAAACGGAGCCTTTTGTTCCCGTTACGACGGATTTTTTGATCTCTCATCTGTGAGGTCATGATTCCGGGGGCGTTGCCGCCTCGCGGAATTGGGTCACGATTAACTAATTCCTCGCGCAGGGCGCGCTGCCGATCGAAAAGAAGCCCCGCCGAAACAGGGCAGTTTCTGGAAAGGACGGATCGCACAGGAGTTAAGTTAGCATACGGCCCCGTCACGAGGGCCACCTGTACGATCCTTGCGGCAAAGGATAGTAGCAAACCTTCCTGTGCGGTTGCACAGCGACAAGCCCACCAGTCTTTTGCTGCGTCCGGCTCTACGACCTTAGCAAACCGAAATCATCTGGCAGAAACGCTGGCGTGCCTGCCGAGCTGTCCGCGGAATTCATTGTGATAAATTCCTGACAGTCATTAATTCTTATCGCCAAGGGGTTGTAAATTGCAGTTGAGTCCCGTCAATCCTGAAGAGTATTTTTAGGGGGCGGTATAAATGCGGGCGTGCAATGTGATTCACAAGAGAAGGAAACGGCAGCTTCTTTCAGGGATCTGCTTGGCGGCCCTGACCCTCGCTTCGTTCGCAACTCCGGCTTCTGCAGCGACCTACACGGCGAGCAATGAGGCGCAGCTAAACGCTGCCATCACGGCCGCAAATGCCGATCCTGATACGACCGCGACGATCCAGCTGACCACGAGTTTCTCGGTATCAAGCGCAGCCCTCAATGCGCCCGGCAAGCCGATCACCATAGACACCCAGGGCTTTACCCTATCCGGCGCGGTCGACCCCAGCGGCGACGGCGTCGCGCCTCTCTTTCAGGGAGGGAGCGGGTCGTTCACGCTCGTAGGTAATGTGGTGGGCGGAGAAGGGTCGTTTCTTGTGCCGGGAGAGGGAGGCAGCGGCATAAAACTCGAGCAGAGCGCAAGTGTGATCAATAACGGCACCATCGAAGGCGGATTCGGCCCGGACAGAGACGGCGGGGACGGCGTATTCATTGATGTGAGCGCAGCTCCGGGCGTGACCTTCATCAATAATGGAACGGTGCGAGGCGGGGACGGCAACCCATTCGGCGGCAACGGTATTGTGGTCGCCTCTGCCACCAATGGCGCAATCGTCAATACCGGAAATATTTATGGCGGAGACTGGTCAGTCGCAATTTTCGCCAACTCAGCTGCCGTCAGCCTCAATTTGATCAACAGCGGCACAATCGTATCAGGCCCCAGGGAAGAGATTGCGATCCTGTTGACGCCGGGCGCCACGAACGGCATCACGCTGGAACTTCAGGCCGGCTCGAAAATCTACGGCGAGGTCGTCGGCAATGCAGCCGCGGCCAACGACACGCTGCGGCTCGGCGGAACCGGCACCGACAGTTTCGACGTTTCGGAAATCGGCCAAAAATACCGGAACTTCGACACCTTCGAGAAGACCGGCACCGGCACCTGGTCACTGATTGGAACCGGCACGGTTGCAACGGACTGGGATATTCAGGACGGCACCTTGCAGATCGGCGATGGCAGCGTCATCGGTGATATAACGAACAATGCAACGCTCGCCTTCAACCGCTCGGACGTCTTCACTTTCGACAATCTCATTTTCGGCAACGGCACCATCCTCCAGGTCGGCACCGGTAGAACGATCCTGAGCGCCGACAATTCCGCCTTCGCCGGCAACACCATCGTCGAAGTCGGCACGCTGTCGGTGAATGGTATCCTCGGTGGTACGTTGGATGTTCTGGCAGGCGGACGGCTCCAGGGCAACGGGCAGGTCGGCACCAGCGACAACGCCGGCACGATCGCGCCCGGCAATTCGATCGGCACGCTGACGATCTCCGGCAACTATACCGGCAGCGGCGGCACGCTCGAAATCGAGAGCGTGCTCGGCGACGATACGTCATCGACCGACCGCCTCGTCGTCACCGGCAACACGTCAGGCACAACCAATGTCAAAGTGATCAACCTCGGAGGCGGTGGCGCGCAAACCTTCGAAGGCATCAAGATCGTCGATGTCGGCGGCACCTCGGCCGGCAGCTTTTCGCTGCTCGGTGATTATGTGTTCGAAGGGGATCAAGCCGTGGTCGCCGGGGCCTATGGCTATCGCCTTTACCAAGGTGGCACCAGTACCCCGGCTGACGGCGACTGGTATCTTCGCTCGGCCCTGCTCTATGCGCCCGGTGTGCCGCTCTACGAAGCCTATGCCGGCGTGCTGCAGAGCCTCAATGAGTTCGGCACGCTGCGCCAGCGCACTGGCGGGCGCGAGGAAGACGACGGTCAATCGGCCGACGACACCGGGAACGGGCCAACAAGGGCGATCTGGACGCGCATCGATGGAACGCATTCGCATTTTGAGCCGGAGACCTCGACGACGGGCACCGAATACGATGTAAAGGGCTGGGCGCTGCAGGCGGGCGTCGACGGAATGCTGCATGAAAGTGGAGCCGGCGCGCTGATTGGCGGAGTGAGCTTCCATGTCGATACCGCCTCGGCCGACATTTCCTCGCGCTTCGGAAAGGGTGACATCGACACGACAGGCTACGGCTTCGACGGCACGTTGACCTGGTACGGCAATAGCGGCTTTTACGTGGATGCGCAGGCTGGTGTGACCTGGTACAGCAGCGATCTCAAATCCTCGACCCTTCGTACCACGCTTGCCGACGGCAATGACGGCTTCGGCTATGGGTTCAGCGTCGAAGCCGGCCAGAAGATCGCGCTGACGAGCCAGTGGT